TTTTAGTACCACTATCCCCATAAATTATATAATCTCCGCCAGTAGCTCCACCGCCTTGACCAACATTATTTTGATAAGCACCAGCTCCTCCTCCATAACCACTACAATGTGAGCCAAAAGAAGATGTACCTCCAGCAGTAGATGAAACATTGACATTATTAGACACACCACCAGCACCAATAGTTACAGTAACACTAGATATAGAAGTTACATCAATTATCTTTACAGCTGTTCCGCCACCGCCACCTCCACCAGCAGTCCATTGAGTCCAAGAATTAGAGTTACCAGAACCACCTCCACCTCCACCACCGCATATATAAACTTTAATTTTAGTTATGCCAGTAGGTTTAGTCCAAGTACCACTTGAAGTAAATACCTGTTGTGATGTAAGACCTGTTACTGGGATTCCTGTAAGACTAGCACCACTAATAGCTGGCAAAGCTCCAGTTAATTTAGAAGCTGTTAGAGCTGAAATCCTAGCATCTGCAACTGTGCCTGTTAGGTTAGCTGCTGGTACGCTAGAGTTCTCATCTAACAAAGTACCTGTTGTGTCAGGTAATGTAATCGTTCTGTCTGTACTCGTATTCGGAGCAGTTACAGTTAGTACCCCTGTTCCTGAAGCGTTGCCTTGTATTTTTACTTTACTCATTATGCTATCACCCAAGTTGAACCAGTAGGTACTGTGACTGATACCCCTGAGTTAATTGTAATCGGACCAGCAGTCATAGCGTTATTGCCACTTGTAATGCTATAGTTAGCACTTATAGTGTGTGCGTGTTCGTATAGACCTTTGTCTGTAGTGTTACCACCGCCTACTGGAGACCAAGCTGAACCATCGTAAATCTCAGCACTCGTATCTGTTGTGTTGAATCTCATAAAACCAGCAGAAGGTGAGCCATCTCTTTGACCTGTTGTACCTGCCGGTAACTCTGCTGAACCTGTGGCTGATGTCTTAGAAACTAAACCTGAAGTTGATATTACTGTTACCTGCCAAGCAGAGCCGTTATAGATTCTAGTTTCGTTTGAAGAAGTATTAAAGTACCAATCACCCGTTGTAACTGCATCACCATTATTGTCTACTGTAGGATTAGAGCTTTGAGCTCCTAGATAAAATTCATCTATTGAGTCTTTAGTTGCTGCTGCGGCTGTCGCACTAGCTGCTGCGGCTGTTGCTGATGTAGCTGAAGCTGTAGCGGATGTAGCGGCTTCAGTAGCTTTAGTCGTTGCTGTGCTTGCTGAAGTAGACGCTTCACCTGCTTTAGTAGTTGCTGTTGTAGCACTACCTGATGCTGATGTTGCTGAACTAGCAGAAGATGTCGCACTAGAGGCTGCTGCTGTGGCACTTGATGCTGCGTTAGTAGCCGATGTAGACGCTTCTGAGGCTTTAGTTGTAGCCGTAGACGCCTGTGTTGTAGCAGTAGAAGCTGAAGTAGAAGCACCACTAGCACTTGCTGCTGCTGCGTTCTTAGATACTAAAGCTGCTGCTTCTGCTGTTTCTGCGTTAGTCTCAGCAGTTTCTGCATTAGTTTCTGCAGTTTCTGCTGCTGTCTTAGCTGTATCTGCACCCGTCTTAGAAGTAGCGGCTGCTGTGGCACTAGCTGCGGCTGCGGTAGCACTTGCGGCTGCTGCTGCTGCATCTCCTGTTATACTAGCGGCACTTGCTGCTGAGGCTGTAGCACTTGCTGCGGAAGCTGTAGCACTTGTGGCTGAAGCTGTAGCTGAAGTAGCTGCGTTAGTTTCTGCCGTCTCTGCGTTAGTTTTGGCTGTCTGGGCGGCAACTTTGGCTGCCTCAGTATCTGCAATTAGTGCATCTAAGTCATAACTATCCGCTAAAACCGATGATGTTGCAATTCCGTGTCCTCTATCAATACTCATTATGTAATCCTCTGACGCATACGCATTACTGCAAGATATAATTTCTGCCTTCTAGTCGGGTAAATCCTTCTCTTCCTACTCTTTTTCATAAAACTCTCCTAGGTTTAATGTGAAACTCTCCCCTTTCGAGGAGAGCTCCGTGGTTAAAACTACGAACTAAGTTCTTGAATAGAACCCGGACGAACAACTTTAGTTCCATAAACAGTATCAGCCGTGAACAAATCTGCTAGTTGAGATTGTACATACTGTGTCTGTGTACGGATGTTTTGTTGAGTAGCTAGTACCAAAGCATCTTTTTGGAACAAGAATGCTTTTTCAGTATTACCAGTACCTACTTGTGTAGACATATAAACGTCTACTCCGTAAATCATACCAATTTTACCTGTCTTGATTGCGTTACCGCTACCAATAAACGCTTGCTCAGTAAATCTTTCTTCAGCCATTAGTGCAGTCATACACGATGGAGTAACGATTAGAGAACGGTCGTTTAAAGGAACGTCATTATCGTTAAGATTTTCAAGAGCGATTAGGATTGAAGCATCCCAATCTGTTACACTTGCAATTACTGCATTACCGCCAGTTAGTGCTGCTGCACCGTCTAGGTCAGTAATTAACGCAGAGTCGATATTTTTTGCTAGTGCATAGCCAGCGTCGTCTGTGTAGAAACGTCTCATTGAATTTAGTGCTTGTAGTTCTGCAATATCTTCAATTTGTGTCGACCATTCAAAGTGCTTGTTGATAACGATATCTGTGTGTACCGCAGTATCTGTTACAAGCGTAACTGCTGTGTCTTTAACTTTCGCACTTGCAGCATTACGTCCCGGTGTTGGGATGTGAATAGTGTCACCTTTTTTTCCTACGTGGTTTAGATTGCGAACTAGATTAGCCGCAACTAGGTTTGCTTTATACGTTGCTATTACCTCGTCACTCCATAGTTTTGGAATAAACTTGGCTGCAGTCGTAACTGTAATATTTGCCATTTTAATTAACTCCTATAAGTTATATTAGCTTTTATTAAACAACCCTACCGTCTGCATAAGCCGCAAAGATATCATCTTCTAACGATTCATACCTACTAGGGTCTTCCATTTTTAAACGTATGAGGTCAGCTCTTCTGTATGTCTTTCCTCCTGCGTTTGAGCCTGAAGATGACCTTGATTCCGTGCTTGCTGCCTTAAGAGCGTCCTTCCTATTTGTTTCTGCTGCCTGTTTGACTTCTTGAGTCTTACTAATCATCGACCTATCTTTCCAATTGGACAATAACTCGTTAGCGGCATCAAAATTATAAGAATCGGCTGCTTGAAACATCTGCATACGAATCGGGCTATCTTGTACCCATTCCTGAAATGCTTTGTCTTGTACGACATCAGTAAAATCAGGATGTGTTTGCTCCAACTGTGCTTTAGCTCCGGCTTGTGCCTGTTGAGCTTGGAACTGTTGAAACTCTTGAAACTTAGGGTGATTCTCAATCATTTTATTGACAGCCTTATTAGGGTCGTCAAAGAAATCAACATCATCATTATCTTTAGTTTCTAATGGAGTGTTATCTTGCGGATTATTCTTCCTCGCTACCTCAGCCTGTAGGAAACTATCTGATAATTTTCTTAACTCTCCAACTTCTTGGGCTTTACGTCCAAGTTCCTTTTCAAGATTAGTGTAACTATCAATTATTTCTTCTGTAGATTTATTGGCAAACTTAGAAGGTATACTAGGTTCTTCAACTTCAGTTGTTGAGTTCTCCTCAACGACCTCTTGTGAACTTTGTAACTCTTCTGTACTGTCTGTTATCGTATTATCATCTATATTAGAAATTTCTACGTTTTCTTCTACTGCTTGAGATTCTTGCGAATCAAAGTCTGCTACTATATTACTCATATTATTACTCTCCGCCCCGTAGGGTTATGAAGTTATTAAAATGGTGGGGCTATATATCTAGTTCTTCCACCGCTAGTTTAGTTGCCTCTTCTAAAGCAATCATCTGCCTTAAAATTGACACCTGACCCTTGGCAAACCAAAGGTCTCTTTCAGACTCTACTGAGTCTATTTTGCTATAGATTTCTTTGAGATTTGTTAGTTCCTTGACTAAGTCTCTCCATCCATCTTGTTCTACTAAATCTTGTCTCGCTCTATAATACTCTTTAGTCGTTTGTTCTTCTAAGTGCGTTTGCATAGTTTAGAGCTGTCTCCGATTTAAGGTGTTCTACTTCAGGAATGTTTCTAGCTGTCTCTGAATACTGCTTTTCTATGTCAGCTTTCATTTTTTCTAGTTCCATCATTTTCTTCTGTAGACTCATAATTCTTTCTTGTACGTCTAATTCATTCTGTGGCTGTGATGACCCTGCGTCTGCTTGGTGCTTCATAGCTCTAGCTTGTTCTTCCTGTGCTTCTGCTAGTGTCTTCTGTATATCAGCCTGTAATTGTTGCATTTGTAGCTGTTGAGCCATCTGTTGCATCTGTTGTTCTTCAGGATTAGGCTGGAAACCTTGCATAAGTGCTTGTACCACTTGGTCTCTATTATGGATACTAGAGTTCTGAAAGACAGCTAATAATAGGACATTGAAAGCAGGAGAATCTTTCGGAATTGACTGGAGCATTTGAACCATCTGCTGCATTTCAAGCTCTTTAGCCATAATACCCATAGTAGAGTAGGGTACGAACTTATAATCAGTAACAGGATACCTGTCTACGTCAAATTGTATCTTTCTCCACATACTCTTATTAATCATAGGTATGAGGAATGTATTTTGGAAGTTCATTAGAGTACGTTTCTGTCTCTTAATGCTCGCAGACTGAACCATTGACATACCACTAGATGTAGCTCTATCCGGAACACCCATATCCGCAGAACCAGTACCCATCTGAATCATATTTTGCAATGAAGCAACCTGATTGTAGGTATTT